ATCACATACCGCTTCGTTCAATACGGGTATTATCCCCTGCGCTGAAAAACATAACCCATAAATGCTAGCTGTACCAGGAACCACCTCCTTAGCCTGCGTAATCTCCCTTACGCAGGCTTATTTTTTTTGATTAAGACAATGAAATAAAAGGATTTATTTCTGGTAGCGTCCACGCATTGACCACATTGATAGCTAAAGCCCTGCATATGCGGGGCTTTTTTTTAACTGAGGCTGATAGATAAATCATATTTAGTCAGTAACGAGCATGCTTTTGACCGTCTGCTATGAGCGAGGAGCGGACTGTCGCCAGTAAAACAGTTTTATCTTTTCGTTGCTTCGATTCCTTAATGCGACAAAAACCGATAATGTCATCATTATTATTTCAGTGTTAGCGAGGCTAGTCATGCCGTTTAATACTTTAAAAACGCATCAATTTAAGGTCCGTCTGTTTAGCGCCATCGCGGTTAGTCTGGGGTGTATTCTGTTTGGGTCCGCCATTACACTGTGGCAGACGGTCTCGAATACGCAGCAGGAAACCTGGACCCAGTTGCGGAATGCACAACAAAGGATTGACTCGTCCCTGGACAACGCCCATCAGGTGGCCCTTGCTGTAAGGGAAAGCCTTGGAAAACCCTGCAACGATATTGTGCCTCTACTCAGGACGCAGGTGGCAATCTCACCGGATGTGCGAAGCATTCTTTTGGCCCATGGCAATAACATCTATTGCTCTTCCCTCTACGGCCCGTATCAGGAACGCATCAACATTGATAATTATACGAAAGGCCAGCTCTTTCTCATGAAGGGCAACTGGGTAAAAGTGGACCAGCCGATCGTTATTTACCGTGACGTTGTTGGCAACGACAGTATAACGGTGCGAATTTATGGGTACCTGTTACTCTCCGAACTCAATAATTTAAGCACCAATACCCCCCTGAGCCTCGTTGTGGGGAAACAACGATGGCAAGCCGGGAAAACGCCCACAGATCAGTTATTCCCACTTGAAACGCCAGGTTATATGGAGCAACCATCAACGCGTTACCCGTTTCGCATCGTTACCCGCCTGTATCCCGCTGACTACATAGATAATATCTGGCGCTTCTCAAAATTCAGCCTCATTGCATGGGCTCTCCTGGGTCTGGTATCTGGTATCTGGGCGTTCAGAAAATCGGGGCGTATTCACTCGCCTGAGCAAGAATTGCGCGGGGCACTGGATCACCAGGAGTTTATTCCCTATATCCAGCCCGTAGTGTCTGGAGATCATACTCAGTTGACCGGCTGTGAAGTACTGATGCGCTGGCAGCATCCCCGGCAAGGTATGATATCACCGGATCGTTTCATCCCTATGGCGGAACACAGTGGTCTCATCATCCCTATGACACGGAATTTGATAACTCAGGTACGGGAACAGTTTGCCCCCTGTGTACAACAGTTACCAAGGAACTTCCATTTCGGTTTCAATATCTGTGCAGCGCACTTCAGGGACTTTAGCCTGGTGGAGGATTGTTGTGAGTTCATCGCAAGCTTTCGGGAAAATCCCATCAAACTGGTCCTGGAGTTAACCGAGCGTGAACTGCTCGTAGTGGATGACGTCACTCACAGACTGATTGCAGAACTGCACAAGCTCGGTGTTCTTATTGCCATTGATGACTTCGGAACCGGTAATTCCAGCCTGAGTTACCTGCAAAACCTGAGGATCGATATTCTCAAAATTGATAAGAGCTTTGTCAGCATGATTGGGACTGACGCGATCTCTGCCCATCTTGTTGATAATGTGATTGACCTTGCAACCAGGCTCGATCTTAAACTAGTGGCCGAAGGGGTGGAGAACGAAGAGCAGTCTGCCTACCTGAGAGCCCGTAAAGTGACCTACCTGCAAGGTTATTTGTATGGCAGGCCCATGCCAGTGAAGGAATTTCTCAGTCTGGTGTCGCCATGAGAGTTATGCGGCACGGTTGCAAATATCATTCAGTATCGCATTTGATAACATGGAACCTCGTTTTCTCACCGGAGAAACAGATGAATCCTTTCCATGGCCGGTATTTTCAGGGCTATTCGCTGGTACTGCAATTACAGGATCAGCTATCGTGCACTGTAGGAATGTTAGCCGAGCGTGGAGTGAATGTTGACTACACTACGATTTATCGCTTGGATCAGAGTTACGCTCCCGAAATGGAAAAGCGACTGCACGGGTACTGGCGGTGAACAAAGTACTTGTGAATTAGGTCTTTTTTTTCAATGAGAACACCCGGTTTGCGATCCAGTTTGCAACTGAGGTCTTTTTATAGTGTTCAACTAAAAATGAACACGGTATTAGAGTATTTCCACAACCGTTATAACGTCCGTTTCTGGCACTTTGCAGGCGGTCATGTGATTACGGTCATGTTATTAACAGCACAAATCTAACAGATACAAAAAGCCCCGCAATTGCGGGGCTTTCTCGTTGGTCACATCCAGTGTATCTGCTGCTGTCCTGATGTAGTCGGGTGTGGTGGTGCTGGCACGATCTCACCCGGTGAAACGATAAAACGCGAAAGGGTTTCGGTCGTGACAAAGGTGCAACTGCAGTTGATATTTTGGCACTGATGATAACGCTCTTTTGTCGTGTCTGAAAAATAGCGACTCGTGCGAGCATGAGCGGCGTGATGGCATTTAGGACAGTGAAACATGGTGAGCACCTTTGAACGTTTCCGATGCATGCATTTTACTCATTTTAACCATATAAAACAAATATATACAAACAATTCAGCTTTCTATTTCTTCGCTCTCATACTCCACGTCCGAAACCTTCACCTCAAGCTCTAAGCTCGTCGTGTAGCCGTTCCCGTTGAGACTGTGCACCACGCGGCTGATTATCCACGTCTGCCCGTCTATCACGCGCTTAAAGCCTTTCACCGCTACCGGCGTTTCAGGAAATAAATCTGCACGGCCAATAGCCAGCGAGATTGAAAACTCCGCCACCCCGCGCTGTATTTTGTCCCACTTAGCCTGAGCTGCGCGCATCGCCTGCGCTTTTGTCGCGTAGATGGTTGTAAGCTCCAGCACGTTGTCAGCTTCTCCGGCCATATACTCACCCTCGCGCGCCTCCTGCTCCTTTTTGGCTTTGGCCTTGGTGGTGGTTTTGGCCGCTTTCGGATGCTGCAGCGCGCGCAGGTGCTGCACTTTAGGTTTTCGTTTGAGCTTCACCTTTTGTTTTTGCGGTTTCGGGTCTTTGGTGTGCAGCCATTTCGCCGTGACGCCGGTGTAGGCTTCGCGGTCAGCAATCGCAAACTGATGACGGTCGCCGTCGCCACGCTCAACGGTCATTTGTGGGATAGGTTTGCCGCTGGCCGTCATCCCGCTACCGGCTTTCAGGAATAACAGTTTCCCGGCTTTTACTGAGACAGACGCCCCGTTACGCTCCGCCAGCCGGGATAAAAACGCCGTGTCGGATTCCTGCGTCTGGTCAATATGCGGGATCGCAATGGCTTTCAGGGTATCCGCGACACTGGCCGTCAGTTTGTTGCGCTGCGCGATGGTCTCAACAATCACCCCGAGCGTGGTGTCATGCCATGACTGCTCGCGGCGAGAGTTCAGCGTACCGCGAAAATCCGCACTGCGCCCCCGGATGGTCAGCGTATCGGGCGCGCCACGGTGCTCGATTTCATCGACCGTAAAACTCCCCTTATTCACCAGCGCGGAGCCCTGCCAGCCAAGCCACAGCGTCAGCTTTGCCCCGCGCGGCGGCAGCTCGACCAGTCCGTCAGTATCATTGAGCTCGATATCGAGTTGGTCGGCCTCGAATCCGCGATTGTCGGTCATGGTCAGCCCGATAAGCCGGTCGCTGAAATTCTGCGTGATATCCGCGCCATTGAGCGTGAGCATATACGCAGGCGCGAGCCGCGCCCCGGCCTGAATATTCATTTCAGTTATCATCCCGCCAGCCCTCCCGGCCAGTTACCCGCATCCGTGACCAGATTGCTGGCCTGCGTTTTCAGGTCGCCATAAATGGCCGAAAGTGATTTATCGACGCGTTTCAGCGACAGGCTAAACTCAATCTTTCGCGCCGCACCATCGCTGAAAAACTCAGTATGCGTGTGGGTCACTTTATCGATGACATACATGCCGTGGATCATGCCGTTCCCGTCAATTAACGGCCATGCGCGCCCCTCATCGGCCATCAGTTCGACGGCCAGCAAAGACAGGCGACCGCCGGTGATTTCCGGGTAAAGCGTACCCGACAACGTGCGCGTGGTTTCCCCCTCCCCGAGAAACTGATACGCCGGTGGCTTGCCGATGCGGTCGTTTGACGCCCAGCGATAATCCTTCGAATACTGCATCGACTGATACGGCAGGGTGCGCCGCTCAAACACAAAAAAGCCCAGCACCATTAACATGCTTAATGTTCTCCTTAATCGTGTCTCATGCTGGAGCGCTGGCGCGCACGGTTTTCGCGGTCGAGCTTGTCGACGGCGTCGCGGAGCTGGCGATCGAGGTCACTGCCCGGTGCAACGCCACCCTGCAGGGTGATGTTGTACTCGCTTTTGCTCTGGTCGATGTACGAGCGGCCTGCGGGAGCCGTCACCGGCTGATAACCCTGATAGCCGCCATAACCCGCGGTTGCCGGGACATACCCGCCTCCGGCGGCGGTCTTATCCGTTTTCGCGGCGTTCTGGTTGAGGTCGCTCGATTCTTTTTTGATGACCCCGAGCTTTTCCAGCAACCAGCTAACCTTTCCGCTCAGGCTGTTAAAGATATTCAGCGGAGCCATCAGCGCATCGGTCAGGCCCTGACCAAAGGCCACAACGACATTTTTGCAGCGCTCGAAAATATCCTGCAGGGATTTCACCGGCGCAAACAGGTCAGTAAACCATTTCCAGACCGCACCGAGCTTTTCCGCGATAGCGTCAAACACCGGTGACAGTGAACCAAAAGCTATTTTAATCCCCGCCACCACCTCCGAGAAAAAGGCACTTATCGGTTCCCAGAATTTATAGATGAGCAAGGCAGCGCCCACGACAGCCGCCACCACGGCCACAACCGGCAGACTGATTGCCCCAATAGCCGTGACAATGGCCGTCCCGGCCGTGGTGAAAATCACACTCAGCAGACCTGCGGCGGCGATGATGCCGTTAATCCCGGCGATGACCGGCCACGCAATCAGGCCAATTCCGCCCAGCACGCCGACCAGCGCCAGCGCACCGGCAGTCACACTGAAAATGGTCTGCGTCAGCTCAGGATTCGCTTTCGCCCAGGCGGCAACCTTGCCGAGCATATCGGTCGCGGAAACCGTCAGGCGGCGCAATGCGGAGTTCTCTTTATCGAATACCTCAATCTGCAAATCTTCATAAGCCGACTGCAGGTTTTTCAAATCCCCGTCGAGGTTATCGGTCTGAATTTTGGCTATCCGCTCCGTGGTTCCTTTTGAGTCCCCGATTTGCTGGCGCTTGCTGGCAAGTGAGCCATCACCGGCAGCGGCGACGAGTTTAATCGCCCCCTTCATCGCCTCCTCACCAAAGATGACTTTCAGGTATTCGCCCTGCTCCGCCGTCCCGAGCTTGTTTTTCGCAAAGGACTTATGAATATCCTTGAGGATTTTCTCGACCGGCAGCATGTTCCCTTTGCCGTCGCGGGTTTTCACGCCTAACTCTGAGATAGCATCGACCGCTTTGCCCATCGGAGCCTGCAGACGGTTGAAAATGGCGCTCGCCCCGGTCCCGGCCATCGAGCCTTTAATCCCGTTATCCGCAAGAATGCCGAGCATCGCCGTCGTGTCTTCAATACTCGCCCCGGCGGCCTCCGCAATCGGCGCAACGTATTTCATTGCCTCGCCCAGCTCGACCAGACCGGTATTGGATGACGTAAAGCCTTTGGACATCACATCCGCGACGCGCTCAATCTCGGTTGTCGACAGGTTAAACGCTGATTGCATGTTGGTAATGATGTCGGCCGCTTCGGCGATATCGACATCCGCCGCGAGGCTCAGGTTAACGGTCGAGCCGGTCGCCGCAAGCACGTCATCAGCGTTATAGCCCGAGCGTGCGAGCGTGGTCTGCGTGCGCGCGACGTCACCCGGTGAAAAGGCCGTGGTCGCACCGATATCGCGCGCCTGTTTACGAATGGCCGCGAGTTTGTCATCGCCTTTATCGAGACCGAGGATCGCCTGCGTGCCAGACATCTGTTTATCAAACCCGATACCGGGCGCGATAAACCGCGACGCCCCATAAAGCCCGGCGGTCGACACACCCACGCCGACCATTCCGGCATTGCGCGCACCGGCGGCGAGCTGTTGCCCGGATTCGTAGCGTTTCTTGACCGCGCTCAGTCTGGCCTGTTGCTGACTGACCCGCGCCAGCGCGTCACGCTGGCGGTTGAGCTGCGCGGTTGTCTCGCTGATGCGCGACCTGAGCCCCCGCTCATCGGTCGACAGTTGGCGGGTATTAATCCCCGCCTGCGTGAGCTCGGTGCGCTGACGCTGCACGGACTGACGCAGGCCGTTGTATTTGAGCTGCAGGTCAGCAGCAGATTTCTTCGCCGCTTCCAGTGCGCGCGCCTGTGCGAGCGTGGGTGTCTCGGTGTTTTTAAACTGGACGGCCAGCGCGGCCGCTTCCTGTTTCGCCTTGTTCAGTGACTGGCCGGTCACGGCGAGCTGCGCGCTGGCTTTCCTGAATCCGTCAATCCGGGATGCCTGCGCGTTAAGGTCGCGCAGGCTTTTCTGTGAATTGCGGATGTCGCCGGTGAGGAATTTGCTGGCGGTCTGGATAGCTTTAAGCGGTCGGCTTGCCCGGTCGACCGCGTTCAGCAGCACCTCAAGTCTGACGTTATTGCTCATGGTGATTTCCGCTACGTTGCAGCGCTTTCTCGCGCCATGTCAGGAGCCCGGTCAGGCTCAGGGAATACAGCTCTGATGGCGGCCAGTGAAATATCACTGCAATATCCGCCATCAGGTCATCGACCGACAGTTTTTCAGGGAAGGTTAACGATCCGAAGCCGGTGACAAAAAACCAATCACCTTACCGGCGAAAGACAGCAGGTCGGACGCATCGAGGCGGATGATTTCCTGCTCGGTCAGTGCCGGATACGTCATGCGCGGCAGCACCTTAATCAGTGCATCGACATCCGACTGCGCCAGCGCCGCCAGCGACACGCCGCGCAGGGTTCCCGCGTTCGGTTTGGACAGTGTGACCTTTTCGA